TGTTACTCACTGGGATGGTCACTATTGGCATGCATGGATACCCCACTACAACGGACAGGGACACTGGGTTCATTACCCCCCTAATCCTCATTCAAAACCCAACGGGCATCACAGTAGCGCCCAACCTGACGGCAATGGTCATCACCACACTTTGGTCTACCACGGCTCTTTTGGTGGTCACGACGGACACACACATGCACACTTTGGACTTCCTCACCATAGCCATACCCACGGACACCACCCTCACTCAAGTGCTGATTATCATCACCATAATCATTCGGCAAGTCACCCTAACGCTGATGCTTCCGCACACTACCCAGGTGGTGCTGGTGGAGTAAACGATGGAACAAATACTGGCGCAGGCGCACCTGCAAGAACTGCTCCGAATGGTTCTGCAGGTTCACCTGGTGCCACAGGTTCTACGGGTTCAACAGGCGCTGCAGGCGGAGGCGGAGGCGGCGGAGCGATATTAGTCGTATCAGATACGGTCGCCAACACAATCACATACGATACAACGCAGGGCTCGTATGGTAGCATAAGTGCAACCCAAGGCTCTGCATACCTACTCATCAACTCATAGAGGAGACAACATGGACTACGGTCTAAACACACAACAGAAAAAAGCCGTACTGGAAAGTAGTTTGGCAAATGTTAAGTCGGAGATTTTTCACTTGCTTCTCCGCTCAAACATTGACCCAGATACCTTTGATGCAGAAAACTATACTATTTCGGAAGTTTTAATAGGCGAACAGCAGCGACTAGCAACCCTGCTAAACAGCGTAGAACTGATTGAAAGAAAATTGACAGAGATTGCGTGAAAAGGTTTGTTTGTGTCCCATCCAGCATGGGTGGGGTGCCAGATGAAGCAGTCAAACTGTCGAAAGAGTCTCAACTATCAATTCGTATAGAAGAAGATATTGATAAAATCTGTATTATGTCTTTCCCAGAAGATGATTTTACTGACTGCATGGACGAAGTAAAAGCAGGCTTCATACATATGTTGGACATTACAAACGAATTCGTCGATTTCCCCAGACATACGCACATGGTAGCAACGGACTTGAATTCTTGTTCTCAAGTAATTAAGCCAATAGTCATCACGAATCATTCTCTTAGGTTTCGTTCACGATTTAGTACGCTAGGCTTGCATCAGTTTTCCATTGTCGATAATGATGCTGAAACTTATTACCAAGGAGAGTTCACAGTAATATGAAGCATACAAAACTGGGAACATGCATATCCCTCTATGAAGATGTGTTTACCGCCGATAACGCAAGTAAGTTTTTGAAAAGCCTAGAAAAAGAGACAGAATCAGATTGGTCTGAACTGTCATGGGGTGGCTCTTATGTAGGGTCTGGGCAAGCCACATCCCATAGAACATCTTTAAATTGTTCCCTTGTTCCATTAATGAAGCCATACCCAGAAACGGATTTGTCGAAGTTCTTTACAGAAACAATCCGCAATCCTATTGAAGAGGTTTCGGAAGACTACAGAAGCGAATTTTTAATTCCAACCGCCATGCATGAGCCGTATTCCCTTTTAAAGTATTTGGAACAAGCGGAATACAAGCCGCATCACGACCATGCTCCAGATAATCGCAGGGTATATAGCATGGTTTCATTCTTATCGACCTCAGAAGAAGGTGGTCAATTAGAGTTTCCGCTTTTTGATGTTACTGTTGAGGCAATATGCGGAAGAGTCATCATGTTCCCATCTAACTTTCCTTACTTGCATATAGCACACCCAGTGACCAAAGGTGTAAAACATTCACTCGTTACTTGGTATCAAGGATAGGAAAACAATGAACGACCGTATAAAAACCTTTGGCATAGTCGGCTCTGGTACTGCTGGGCTAATCACGGCACTTATCCTGCGTAGGGCTTTCCCTACTTGCAGAATAACTGTTTTATCTTCTTCAAAGATTGGCATTATCGGGGTAGGTGAGGGGTCTACGGAGCACTGGAAACAATTCATGGAATTAGTCGATATCCCTCTTGAGGAGATGTTGGTAGAAACTCTGGCTACGCATAAGTACGGAATACGCTACGAAAACTGGACTACGCACACAAAAGACTATTTTCATAGTGTGGGTCATGTCGATGATATTTTCTGCTACGGATTCTTTGCAGCATATATGGGGATTATTGAATCTGGGAAAACGCTAACTAGTCAAACATCAAGTGTTGGCATGGTACGGAACAAAATCAATAGAGAAGGTTTACACAAGAACACTAACCAGTTTCATTTTGACACAATTAAACTAAATGAGTATTTTACAAAATTGGCTTTCAAGCGGAATGTTAAGTTTGTTGATGGGGAAGTTGAATCTGTCGTAAAGGACGAAGATGGGCTTATTGCTTCGGTACTAACAAAACAGGGCGATGCGATAGATGCCGACTTTTGGTTTGACGCCTCAGGTTTTAGCCGAGTATTAATGAATGAAGTTGGCGATGCGGACTGGAATTCTTTTAGTGAATTTTTGCTATGCAACTCGGCAATTCCTTTTCCAACAGAAAGCGACCCCAACGGACAAATTCGTCCGTACACCCGAGCCCGTGCAGCGTCTTCTGGATGGATGTGGGAAATCCCTACACAGGAACGCAGAGGTAACGGCTATGTATTTTGCGATGCGTTCATTACTGTAGAAGAAGCAGTCAAAGAAGCGGAACAAATGTCAGGATACAAACTTCCTGACGACCCACGAGTAATCAAATTTGATGCTGGGCACCTCAAAGAACCTTGGCAAAAAAACTGCATTGCCGTCGGTCTCGCATCTTCTTTTGTAGAACCATTAGAAGCAACCAGTATCGGCTCCACGATTCAACAAGTGAGGGCGGCTATTCCGTATCTTGCTTCGTTTCTCCCAACACACACGGCATCTCAAAAGCATTACAACAAGAGTTCGCATGAGATGATGCGCAATATATTGACAATGATACGACTTCATTACTATGGAGACAGACAAGACTCTAAGTTTTGGCAGGAAATGTCCCACATGCCAGTTAACTCGGAACTACAAGAAATGATTGACCTGTGGGCTGAGCGCCCACCGTCACGGTACGACTTTGCGAACAACCACGGTGAAATGTTTGGCACGCCTCATCTAACACATGTCGGGCAGGGGCAGGGAATAATTAGCGTGGATGCTTGCACGAGGGCGATTGAGTCGCTTCATTTGCGTGAGCCCATAGAGAAACAACTAAATGATTATAAGCATTATAGACATGACCATGTTTTGGTTGACCATGCTCAAGCCTTGAGGGAAATACAACTAGTAGATGAAGAGTGGAGTTGATGTGAAAAAGAGAAACAAAGTAAAGCCAGGGGAAATACGGTTCATTCCAACAGATAACAGACTGATGGAATCTGCCCCTTTTGCAAATAATTTAACAAATTTGCCAGATTGGTTTAGGCGCATCAGTAAAGAAGGTGCAGCATTGCGAAAATGTGTTGGTACTATCGACCTTCTTGCGGCTGGCGTAACTCTTCCAATGTGGACAAACTATCGTTTTCGCCCAGACAATAACGGCACATGGGAAACTGGTGCAGATGATTTTTACCCTTCGGCGGTAGCAGGGGGGCAACCTACATCCATTGGGCAGGCATCAGGCTTTAATCACGAATCAACTGGTGAATGCCCCATGACTAGTGTACGCAAAATAGAAACAGGTCAGTATCCAAAGTTGATTAATCCGTGGAGAATGGAAACTGCACCAGGATGGTCAACATTGATTGTCCCTTGCTATTGGGAACCAAGCGAAGATTACACAGTGGTTCCAGCAATCGTGCATACAGATTATTATCACTCTATAAATGTGGTTCTAAACCTGACGGGCGATAGGGCATTTATGCTCAAGTACAACACTCCGATTGCGCAACTCATCCCGTTTAAGAGGGACTCAGACTTTACGAAAGTTCTGTTTAGTGATGAGTCAGATTTTAAATACTATGCAAGTACGGGGTTTGGCTCAGGGTTTGTTTCTCCACGGGAAACGGGCGCGACCTATAGGCGCGAAAGAATGCGTGTTGATAAAGAACTAGAGAGGGAAAATTCCTCTGGCGGTCTTTTTAGTAAAGTCTTCAAGCGAGGTTAATCCATGAACAACACATCACTAATAGATACATCTCTCTACAGTTGTTACTATGTTTATGAATCTTTAGATGAATTTAAACTTTATATTCGTTACCCAGATGGGGACATGGAGTACACAAAATACGACTTATTTACGGCAGACGACAAAACTATCATTGCTTTCAAAGAATACGATGTAACAAAAACTGATTATAATTATATTTTGGTATCAAATTCTAGAGAGTCTATTGTTCAGTGGGCTGCTTACGAGTCACTTTATTTTCAGATGAATCAAAGACAAATAAATAATTATGATGTTTATGCTGTTTTGGATTCCGTGTCAATTCCCAATTTGATGACCGTGCATGTTCCTACAATCATTCCATATGACAAGCGGTGCGACACGACTTCTTATGGTGTATTCCCGTACCAACTTACAGACGGTGTAAAACCTTCCGTTTCTGACCCTTCTGTAGTTAATGGGCAAACAATCAAGTTGGCTATGCCGTTTTTGAATGCTGGTGGGATTTTACATATTGAGTACTTCATAATAGAAGGGGCTGGTAATTCGCATCAAGACTGGCCTTGTGTTACTGGAATGTCTAAGACATTTATGGGAGCAATGAAATTGGTTGTGGAATGGGCTTCCCTTGCGACTGAGCCTTTTGACCTTGATGATGAAATCGTTCTTGACGCTAGAAACTTTCTAGAAACGCTAGAACTCGGACAGGACATCATTGACGAAATATCCGAGCATCAAGAGGACATGCCTCTTTATAGGTATTTGAAGAATGTTGACAATGCACGAACTGGCTTTCAGGAAAATAACATCATAAGCCCACTGTTGTCTGTGTGGTTGCGCAAAAAATTGCGCTATGAGTCGTTGAGTTCACTGGTGGCACAGTATCCAGAAGAAGTGAATATTGATTCGGATGTTCTTGAGCAAGAAAAAATTGCCATTGAGCAAAGCGTGTATGAATATTGCACAATTTTACAACTTGATGCCGATGCTGTCACCTCCGAAGAACTGTTAAATTTAGTTGAGTATCTGAATATGCATAATTCGGCAAACTTGAGTCATTCCGACGCTATTAAAGCAAAAAAAACCGTTCTCTCCTATATGTCATACCAATATGTTTAATGAATATATGGGAAGAACCGATAATCTAACTCTTCCAAATACTCCCAAAGACTGGGAAATATTTCATTGGAAACTTCACTTTCTTGGCGGAGCGTCTATTAAACTTGTTCATCATCTACTGGCAAACGAAAAGAAAGCGCGAATAGATGCTAAAAAAAGTTATTCAGGCAACCAAGACAATGTCCCACAAGGGGTATTGGACTAAACCAAACATCGTGGAAGCGTGGGGGTTTGCCACCAAAATCGCCATCATCTTTCCTGGTCTGCTTCTTGGTCAACAGTGGTGGTGGGTTTACATCTTCGCCATTGCTTCAAGCATTGCTCTTATCTGGTCATCTACAGAAAAAACGCTTCCCACAATCATTCTTTTCAATGTCGCGTGGGTTGTTTTGGCCAGTCTTTCAATCCTTAAACACTTCTGGTGGTTCTAGGGCGCTAACTCCTTATGGGGTAAACTAGGTAATCATGGCTATTGATTTCCCTAACTCACCTGCGCCTGGAACAAGTCACACTGTAGATGGCAAAACTTGGACTTTTACTGATGGTAAGTGGGCGCTTAATGTGGGGGTTGGGGGTGTTGAGGGGCCGACTGGACCGACGGGTGCTACTGGACCTGCGGGTTCTAATGGGTATGTTGGCTCGGATGGGGCGACTGGTGCCACGGGTTTAACTGGTGCCACAGGCTTGACGGGGGCTACGGGTGCTTCTGGTGCTACGGGGGCGGTTGGGGCTACGGGTGTTCCTGGGATTAATGGTCCGACTGGCGATACTGGTCCGACGGGTTTAACTGGCGCTGCGGGTGTTACTGGGGCAACAGGTCTTACGGGTGCTACGGGGCCGACTGGATTGACAGGAGCCACGGGCTCAACTGGTCCTTCGGGTATTCCTGGCGCACAAAACGCTCACGCATCAGTCGTGACGGTCGTAGATACGATGGGCGCAAGTACTTACTTTGCTGGAACCGCCGATGCAAGTGAAGGCTACGGTATCGGCGCTTATATTGAAGCAAACGCTAATGGTGCTATTTCTGCAGTTGGTGGAGCAACGATTACGGTTGGAAGCCGTGTTCTTTTCTCAGGACGAACAAACCATATTGAAAATGGTATTTACACCGTAACAAGTCTTGGCTCTGGTGGTTCTAAATACAAATTTACTCGCGCAACAGACTTTGATAACAGTGTTGCTGGCGAAGTTGAAGCAGGCGACTTTACTCTTGTTGCTCAAGGCGACCACGCTGGTACGACATACATTCAAATCAATGCTGGTACTGCTGCTGGTGGATACATCAAACTGGGTACAGACCCAATTGAGTGGACAGAAACTGGCGGTATTGGTCCAGTAGGCGCAACAGGTGCTACAGGACCAACAGGCGTTAATGCTCTATGGAACTTTACTGGTGCTTACAGTGGCGGTGCAGCATACGCAGTTGGCGATATCGCAACATACGATGGACAAACTTGGTACCGCCTGAACTCAAACGGCGGCAACACTGGGGATACTCCAGCAGAGGGAACATTCTGGACACTAATTGCACAAATGGGCTTAACTGGTGGAGAAGGAGCGGCTGGTCCTGTTGGTGCAGAAGGAGCGGCTGGAGCGGAGGGCCCGACTGGTCCAGAAGGTGCTACAGGCGCTACAGGTCCAACAGGTTTAACTGGTGCCACAGGTCCAGAGGGCGCGACTGGAGCGGAGGGCCCGACTGGTCCAGAAGGCGCAACAGGCGCTACAGGTTTAACTGGTGCCACAGGTCCAGAGGGCGCGACTGGTGCAAACGGTTTAGATGGTCTTGGCTATGCATTTGAACTAATGCCTCTGGCTGCAAACCCAGCACCTATTGCGCTTAACACAATGTCTGTTGGTGACTCAATAGAACTTGAAGGTCATGTAGGTGCATATAAGGTTGGAAACCTAGTAAAGGTCACACAACCCACCATTGACCCTGATGCTCTTTAC